TTTGAGTCGATTAGCTTGTTTAACTTGCGTAAAATTTGCGATGCGATTGGATTAGAGGTTTTAATTCGTGAAAAGAATGGCTAAACAACTGCCAAAGAGTAAACCAGATTATTCGCTGGAGATTAGATACAGATTAAGGGACGGCCAATGGTCGCCTTGGAGTAATAAAGGCAAAGGATATTTTCAGAATATGGAAATAGTCCAGCGTCAAATAAGATTGATTGCAGCGGCTTACCAAGGGAGAGAGAAAGAGGTTCGATTTGAGTGGAATGGAAAACTCTGCAATTTTATGGGTGAGCCAACTGGACAAACGATTTTATTAATGTAGTTATTTTGGGTTTATGTTAAACTGGAAAAGGCTTGGGTTTTGCTCAAGCTTTTTTTACTTAAATTTGTAAAGATGGAAAAGCATTTACATTGGAACGAAAAAGACAAACAGGCTGCGTTTGAGCGCATAATTGAAGGCATTTGCCAAGGTAAAAGCCTAAAATCAATTATTGACTCTGACAAAAATAACTTGCCAGCTTACAAAACTTTTTTGGATTGGGTGGTTAAAAATGACGAAATGAGTAACAAATACGCGAAAGCAATGAACGTTCGCGCAGAGTTAAAGTTTGAAAGTATCGAGCAAGACTATTCCGAACCTCCACAAAGAGACCCCGAAACTGGAAAGATTGACCCAGGTTGGGTAAGTTTACAAAGATTAAAGATAGACGCTAAAAAGTGGGAATTATCAAAGCTTATGCCTAAGAAGTACGGAGACAAGCAAGAAACAACCCATATTTTGGAAACGCCAATATTTACAGGAATCGACCTAAATGTTCCAAAAGACAACGGCACAAGCTAAAATTGCGCAACTAAGGAAAAGAGTTAGAATTGTACAAGGTGGAACCTCATCGTCCAAAACCTTTTCGATTTTACCTTTGCTTATTACTCACGCAATGCAAACGCCTTATACTGAAATTTCGGTTGTGTCCGAATCAATACCTCATTTAAAACGTGGAGCGGTAAAGGATTTCGTCAACATTATGGTAATGACTGGTAATTATAGAGACGCTCAATTCAACAAGTCAGACCTAAAATACAAGTTTTTAAACGGCTCATTTATTGAGTTTTTTTCCGCTGACCAGCCCGACAAACTACGCGGAGCTAGAAGGCACGTTTTATTTGTAAACGAGTGCAACAACATTGATTTCGAATCCTATAACCAATTATCAATCCGTACAAGGGATTTTATTTATTTAGATTATAATCCAACCCAAGAGTTTTGGGCGCATACAGAGCTAATAAATGACCCCGATTCTGACTTTGTTATTTTGACTTACAAAGACAACGAGGCGCTCGACGCTGCGATTGTTAAGGAAATAGAGAAAGCAAAGGAAAAGGCAAAAACATCTAAATATTGGGAGAATTGGTGGAGGGTTTATGGACTTGGCCAAGTTGGTAGTTTAGACGGTGTTATTTTTTCCAATTGGTCGACAATTGACCAAGTTCCAGCAAATGCAAAGCTAATAGGCTACGGAATGGACTTTGGTTTTACAAACGACCCAACTACATTGGTTGGAGTGTATCAATATGACGACAGTTTAATTGTTGACGAAAAGATTTACCGCCAAGGAATGTTAAATTCTGACATTATTCGAGAAATGAGCCGATTAGGAATAAATAAATCGGACAAAATCTATGCAGACTCGGCAGAACCAAAAAGTATTGAGGAAATTTACCGCTCAGGCTTTAACATTAAACCAGTTCTAAAGGGAGCCGATTCGATTAAGTTTGGAATTCAGATTTTGCAAGAACATAAGCTTTTCGTTACCAAGGAAAGCACGAATTTAATAAAGGAATTAAGGTCTTATACTTGGGATAAGGACAAGACTGGTAAAAGCTTAAATACTCCTATTGACGATTATAACCACGCGATTGACGCATTGAGATATTTGGCAATGATGGAGCTTAAAAAGAAACAAGAATTTAAATTCTCAATATGAGCAAAGAAACAATTGCCTCGCTTATTTTAATGTTTATTAGCTACGTTCTAATAGCTTTCATAACCTTAGACTTTAACCCTTTGACTTGGCATTGGATAGCTCGCGCCGTTATGGTCGTAATTTGGTTTTACGGACTTGCATTTTTAGAAAAAAATAAATAGGTATATTTGTTAAAACGAATATGCTATGCTATTAAAGGCTCTACAGAATTACATCACGCCACAAGTCACGCCGACAAAGACTTATCCCGATGTAAATCTATTAAATCAAATCTTATACGGCCAATTTACCGCCTCCACGCTTGTTGTTTGGTATGACGCAAATCAGCAAACTTTTATCGACAAAGGTTACAAAGGCAACGCGCTGGTTTACTCAATCATTCGAAAGATAGCCGAGAAAGGCAAGCAATGCCCGACCTACGTTTACAAAGAAACAGAAGCGGCTAAGAAATACAGAGGCGGAAAATACAACTCCAAAGAGCTTAACAGATTGCAAAGCATAGCATTGAGAAAAAAAGAGCTGCAAGACGTTAACTATTCCGACCCAGTAAACCAGCTAATCAAAAACCCTAATCCAATGCAAACTTGGAGCGAGTTTTTAGATTCGATGCTAACGTGGTACAATACTAGCGGCGAAATATTCGTTTACGGATTTGCTCCAAATGACGGCCTAAACAAGGGCAAAATAAAAGAAATGTATGTAATGCCGTCCAACTACGTCGAGATTGTAGCTGGCAGCTTATTTGAGCCAGTACGCGGCTATAAATTGATAATTGGCGACCAAAACATTGAGATTCCAGCCGACCAAGTTTTGCACATTAAAAACACGAACCTTACTTGGGATTTGAACGGCGCACAATTGCGAGGAATGCCACCGCTTTTGGCTGGTTTAAAGACATTACAAGCCAACAACGAAGCAACCGAGGCAAAGCAAAAGACTTTCCAAAACGGAGGCGCAAAAGGCATAATTTCGCCTAATATTACAAACCCTGAGTTTTGGCCGTCCCCTGACCAACGCGCTAAGATGGACGAAAGGATTGACGAAAGAATTAACGGCAATAAAAACATTAACAAAATCGTTGCCTCGTCTATTCCTTTGCGTTACGATGCAATCGGATTGTCTCCAGTTGCGATGGACATTATCAATTCGCAAAATATGGACTTGCAAACGCTTTGCGGTCTTTGGGGAGTTAATCCAGTTTTGTTTAGCTCTAACGCAACTTATGCAAACTTGGAACACGCGCAAAAATCGCTTGTTACCGATGTAATTATGCCACAACTTCAAATGATTGAGGAAAAGTTTACCCAATTTATTGGTAAGTCGTACGGAATGGATTACGTTGTTGATTTCGATATTTCTAGCTTTAGCGAGTTGCAACCCGATGTCCAAGTTATCTTGGACACTTATGGTAAATCGCCTTACTTTACTGGTAACGAGGTTAGAAGCCTACTTAACTGGCACGCAAGCGAAGACCCAGCAATGGACGTGCATTGGATTCCTAGCAACTTGATTCCTAGCGAAGAGGCTTTGGGCAACGCATCTACTGACTTTGTAGATTTCCAAGCGTAAACGAATGAAAAAAATAAATTATTCCAAGGTTAGACGGTCGGCGCAAGAAGACCTAAAGAAATACGAGCGCTTTGGAATAAAAGTATTTAGAGAGGCTTTAAAGCTACAAGCCAAGCCTAATCCGTCGCCTTTGCCAATGCAAGAGGCTTATATTAAGTTTTACCAAAAGGTCTTTGTTGATTCAGCAAAAAAGGAATTTGACCGAATAAGACAAGACAACCAAGAAAAGGCATACGTTCCCGACGATTTCTTTTTAAATACTTGGCGCGAGTGGATTAAAGACTGGGTTTTGCAAAACCTTGGAACGCTAATAAGTGGCGTAAACGACACCACATTAAAGCAAATTCAAGAAATTCTAGCCGATGGAATCGAGCAAGGTCTAAACCCATTCCAACTTGAGCGGCTTTTATTAAAACAAATTCCAAACGTTGCGCGAGCTAGGGCAATCGCTAGAACGGAATCAACACGAGCTTACAATGAGGGCAAAAAGAAATCCGCTGACGACTGGGCCAAACAGACTGGGACAAGCCTTTGGAAAATTTGGATACACGGAGGAGCTAAAGAGCCAAGGTTTCAACACATACTAGCACAAGACAAGCCAATAAGAGCCGACCAACCTTTTGTTTTTACGACTAAAGGCGTTGAGGTTTTTATGGACAAACCAGGCGACATAAAAGGCGGAGCGGCTCAGACTGTTAATTGCAGTTGCGTTGTGGTTTATATTTCAGAGGCTTATGCAAGAAGGAATTTCCCTGACACTTTTAATAATACTTTGCCAGTTATTTCAAGTCAAACAATTCAATCACAAGCTAATAATGATTTGTTTAATCAAAATCAAATATTATCAGATTCATTAATTGCAAGTGAACAATCTAAAACAATTAACGATAAGATTAAAACGATTTTGAAATATTCAAACGGAGTAAGTGAAAATATGAATAAAAACAATTCTTTACTGGCTATTAGGACTAGGGCAGATAAAAGTATTGAAGGTGCAAGAGCTTTTGCTAATAGAACTTTAGGAGAAGGAGAATTTTTAGCAACTTCAAGTTATAGAATTGGCGGAGCTATGGATGCTAGGGAAGCTGGCAATGCTATAATGAATGGAAAATATATGAATATTGTATTTAATAAAGATTCAGTTGTTGAATTCAAAAGAGTAAATGCTTTAATTAATAATCAAGAAATTGATGATTTAGTAAATAATCAAGGTTATAAATATTCAAAAATTAAGCAAAAAACAAGAAAAGATATTGAGGTTGTTTTAGACAAGAAAGGGGAAATTATTGCATACAAAGATAAAAATGGTAATTTTTCTAAATGGTCAGTAGGTAGCAGTTCAACAAATAAAAATATTGCACCAACAATTACTCACGAATCAGCACACTTGATGCAAGCATTTAAAGATTTAAATGAATTTGGAGAAAGAGGAGGCGATGAAATTTGGCAAAGAATATTTACAAAAAATAAATTAACAATATTTGATGCACCTACACATTACGGAAAGACTAACTCAAAAGAGTTTTTTGCCGAAACTTTTGCGGCCTATGTTTATGACAATAAAAGATTAAAAGAAATGCATCCAAAGGTTTATGACACCTTTTTGGAATACTTAAATGAAATTGGGGTTGATTTTAAAACTATTAGAATAGCAGATTAATGATTGAAGTTGAACAAGTAAACATTTGGACAAGGCAAATAGAATCATTGCAATCAAAGCTAGAATTTGATAAAGCCGCCAAATTGGTTAAGGAAATTTTAGCTGAAATAAATTCTTATGAAGTTAGATTGGAAAATGATACTGAATGGATTTCTGTAATACTTAAAGAGGAGACAATGATTATTCTTAATTCTAAAATTTAGGCCTTTTGTTTCCTAATTTTTTTTCTTTGTATATTTGGGTAAACGAATAAGCAATGGCGGAAACGTATTCAGATTATCCCGAAGCAGTTAGAAACAACGCTAAGCGAGTTTTGGAATATGTTGATGAAAACGGCTGGGGACCTTGCGGA